AAAGCAATAAAAAGCGGTGTAAAGTGGTGTATTTAATCTCTCCATCTCCGCCAAACGAACAAAAACCACCGTATTTACGGTGGTTTTCTTTTGTATACACGATTTTTACACGATTGTGTTCAATATCTTCACCGCACGTTCTTCCTCTCGTGGGTAGAGGTGCGAGTAGGTGTTCCATGTCATTGATATGTTGGAATGTCCAAGACGTCTTGCTATCTCCTGAATGTTTATGCCCTCATTGGCAAGCAAGGAAGCGTGGCTGTGACGGAAGTCATGAATACGGATACGTTTGACACCTGCCAAGTCTGCAAACTTCTTGTTGGTCTTTTCAAGGGACGTGTCACGAATAGGACGCTCGCCACCGCAGATGTACATATCATCACTGAACTTTGGCACTACTTTCTTACAGCGTTCGTAATGTTCTGACAGCACTGCTCTTAATGGCTCTGGTATCTGTATCGTCCGTATGCTTGGCTTGTTCTTTGGCGGCGTGATACGATCACCGCCTTTGAGCTTCTGAGCAATGCTCTTGGTGATGGATATGTAGCCGTCTTTTATATCCGTCCATTGCAGGGCGTATATCTCGCCTTTTCGCATACCCATGTAAAATGCTATGTTGAAAAATACATAGTAGTTCCATTCGTACATTGAGCCGCCGTCCTCTGCTTCCTGAGCATAATTCTTAGCTGCCGATATGTATTTCTTGAACTCGTCAGGCGTGTAGAAAAGCATTTCTTTCTTGGCTTCAAGGGGCGCTTTGAAGTTGCCTGCGGTGATAACGGGGTTTTTCGGAATGTATTCCATTTTCACAGCATAGTTCATCATTGCACGAAATTCGCCATAAATGTTCTTTCGAGTGACGATAGCCAATCCCTGCTCTGACAGCTCCTGCTTCCATTTCTGCACCATTGGCACGTTCAGATTATCTATCCTCACGCTTTCAAAGGTGGGCAGGACGTTCTTTTTCAGTATTCTTAGGGACTTGTCCAGTGATGTTTCACGGACCTCTGAACGCTTGGCGGTGATGTACTCCGTGAATAGCTGTCCGATAGTCATTTTTGGAGCTATCTCTTTATCATTGAGCTTTTGTGTAAGCTGGAGTTCAAGCTGCTTAGCCGTCTCTGCACCGAACGCCACACGGTCTATCTGATGAGACTTTCCGAAACTGTCCGTATAATTGATACGCACACGATATTTTTGCAGACCGTCTTTTCTGATGTTCTTTCCGTTCTTGTCCGTCATTTTGTAGATCGGCATAAATATTCCTCCTATTCTTGACACTCTTAAAAAAGTGTGCTACAATAAAAGGGCAAAATTCGCCCTTTCTTAACGGGTTTGGGTGTGAATTTGAATCGAGCTGATACTGTCAATATCAGTTCACCTGTCCTCTGAGTGTTTGCGGCACTCAGGGGATTTTTTTATTTTAAAGCTGTATAATTATAGTTTCAGTATCAAAGCCGTCAGACCAATCATCGGAATTAAAGATATGAAAACTGAATTCAAAAGTTTGCATATCGTCTTCGGATATAGAATTTTCCTCTAATGACCAACTATTAATTCCTATTGAATCATTTGCTTTTTTACCTGCATTGACATCCGCAGACATTGTTGTATCAACCATAAAGCCGTTCGCAGAAAAATCACGAACCTGAACTGTATAATTTGTGCTCGTGCTATTTTCAATCAGTACTTTGATTTCTGGACCAAATATACTGCTTGTATAATCCATACCAGTAAAGGTAATCTTAATTCCGTTATTATCAAACAAAACTTGATCTTTGGGTTCTTCAGCAGTAGTTGTTGTAGTGGTGGTAGTAGCTTTAGTGGTCGTAGTAGTCGTTGTTGTGGTAGGCTTTTCCGTCGTTGTTGTCGTTTCTTCCGTCGTAGTCGTAGTCTCCGCTGTGGTTGTCGTCGTTGTGGTTTCCTCTGATGTTGTAGTAGTGGTAGTTGTTGCAGTAGTGTTTTCACTTGAAGATGAGCTGTCACCACTTCCACAAGCGGACATTCCGCAAACGAGCGATAATGCAATTACTCCAGCTATAAACTTCTTCATAAAAAACTTCCTCCTTGTAATTCAATAATTTCCGACATTTGTAAACAATTTATGAAATCATTTACATTGTCTTAAATTGGTGATATAATGTATTTGTAACCATGCAGGAGAAAATTCTGTGTGCTGTCCCTGTCAGTATTTGCGGTACTGACGGGGACTTTTTTATATCACCCTGTTATAATATCCATACAATTCACAAACCTTGACCATAAAATCTTCGGTGACACCGAAGAACTCGGCAAGCTCCCATATTTCAAGGATACCATTTTCAAATGCTTCTATCAGCTCGTCCTCTGTGACGAGCTTTTTTATTGCCCATTTATCCGCACGAAACTCCATTCGTGAACGAAGCTCAAGCGTTCTTTCGTTATAAAATGCACCTGTTTCACAATGCCCCAGCTCGTGAGCCATTATAACAGTTTCTTCTGCACTTGTGGTGATCTTCTTAGGGTCTACCACTATCGCACATTGCCCTCTATCACTAATGGATATGGACTTTTGTTCATTTCTTAATTTTCCGTCAATCACTATAATGTCCCTGTCCTCCGCAAAACTGCGCAGTTCAGCACTATCCATATATACCGCCTCTATTCTTTATTTTTCTTATCCTCTCTCATCTGACGTGCGATCTGAGCGTAATGCTTCACGTCCTCAAGCACATCGTCGTCAACGTCGGCTGTTCCCCATAGGGCGAACTTGATGTTATCGTCCATATCTGAGCTTTGCGGCTCAGCTTCATTGCCTGTCATAAGATAGTCTGTTGAAACATCAAAAAGCTTCGCTATCTTTGAAATAGCCTCAGAAGAAAGAGTTTTGCTTCTACCTTGCTTTAAGTCTGTAATAGAACCTCTGCTCACCATAGCTTCTTTACACATTGCAGTTATTGAAATTTTATGTTCCTTGCACAGATTTTCAATCCTTATGTACAATTCTGACATAGTTACACCTCAATTTTTGTGCAACCGTACAATCTTACGATATTCCGTAATTAATTTCAACTTAGCTATTGACATTTACGGAGAAACGTAATATAATACAAACATAGACAGTACGGAAGAACGTAATAAATTATCTTACAACTACATTGTATTACATTTTTCCGTAAAAGTCAATACTATAACCAACTGTATTTTTAAATATTGTGCAAAGGTGGTGTTAATTATTAGTGAACGTAAAAGACCACTGTCAGAGTACGGCGTGGAAGTCAAGGTACGTCTTGTTAAGCTCAACAAGACACAGAAGTGGCTCATTGAGGAAGTCAAGAAGCTTCTTCCTGAAACTTATCTCGACACATCTAATCTGTATAAGATAATGACAGGCGAGATAAAGTCTACCAAGATAGAAACGGCTATCAATGAAGTCCTTGACATTAATTATACTCAGAACGCTGAAAATGTCAACAGCTAACAGTCCGATTGAACGGACAGAAAAAGAGGAGGTACAAGAATGAAACTGTACAAAGTAACAACAGTAGACCAGTATCATTATAAAAGGGTGTTCACAGTAGCAGCAAAGAGTCAGTACGAGGCTCTGACAAAGGCAAGTGTTATTTGGCCCCATGAGAATGTTTTGACTATCGAGGAGGTGGACTAAATGAGGTCACCTGACATTGAAATGGCAGTGCGGCTGTACTATGAAAAGCCCGAAATAACCAATGCGGATATCAAGGCACTGTTCGGCACAGGTGAAACGCAGACTATCAAGATCAAGAAAGCTGTTAAGGCAGAAATGGAAAAGCGTGGCGTGAAGTCATGCCTGCCACACTCGGTCAATACCGAGATAGCCTACGAGGTGTGGGGCATTGATATCGACAACTTCGAGAAAAGGCTTAAAAAACTCCGCACGCTTTACGGAAAGGACGTGAGAAAATGATAGCCGTACTAGAGATAATCAGATGTGCCGCAGCGGTAGCGCTCTTGGTGGTGCTTACAATGTATGTAGCATACAGGTGGTATGTAAGCGTAAAAGAAACTGCCTACGAGGAAGCAGAGGAGAGCATTAAGCGTGCAGTGAGAGAAGCAGGCAGACCCGTGGTCAAGGTCGAAGTTGAAATGAAAGGAAAGTGGTAATGAACATTGTAGGAATACTGCTGATAACAATAGCTGTGCTTGCAGTGATAGATGTAGTGATGTATCTTGTGCTGAGCGTGGCTGATAGGCACTGGGAGAAACGTTTTGAAAACGAGGAGGACGATAACGATGATAGTGATGAGAGAGGTATTTAAGAGGGACAAGCCCCTTGACAACGGCAGCGGAGCGGTAAGCCTTTGCGTGTTCCATTCAAATGTCAAGTCTGATGAGTGCGGTGCGCTGACAGTAACGCCAACGAAGGACTACTGCCGTAGATGTGCATTCTACAAGACCCGTGAGGATTTTGACAGAGGGCTTGGCGATGCCGCAAGGTCGCTCCGTGAGAAAGGGATTGAACCTGTGAAGAAGATGGACTATGACGGCAAGCAGTATATGAGCGTAAGACCTATTGAAAGGGAGAATAAAGATGAATAAGAAATTTACAAACGAAGATATCATAAATGCGGCGAAACATTGTGCGACAAATGCTGACTGCGATAACTGCCCATTTTTCGCTACTTTGGAAATTGAGGGTTGCATTGAAACTTTCACACGATACATAGTGAACAACACAAAAAACGAGCCTGCACTGTCTGCCAACAGCACAAGCTCGGAGGTGGTATCAAAAGATACCGATAACATACAAATTGATGATAGCACAAAAGAACAGATTTGTCAAGCATATGATACCGCAGACAAAGCCTGTGCAGATATACTCGATATCTATGAGGGAATGTCAGAATGTGAGCAGAGAGCCTTTGATATCGGAGAAGTGTACGGAAAAATATGCAGCACAAGGGATAAGCTTGAAAATATGAGAGGAGCGAACTAAAATGTCAGTAAAAATAAACTCACTTGAATTTGAGAACGTAAAGAAGATAAAAGCCGTACAGCTTGAGCCTGCAAAGAACGGGCTTACTGTTATCGGCGGTAAGAACAGGCAGGGCAAAACCTCTGTGCTTGACGCTATTGCTTGGGCGCTTGGAGGTGACAAGTATAAGCCGTCCTCTCCTCAGCGTGAGGGGTCTGTTGTCGAACCGCACTTGAAGATCACCCTCGATAATGGTATCGTGGTGGAGCGTTCGGGCAAGAACAGCTCTCTCAAAGTCACCGACAGCACAGGCAAAAAAGGCGGTCAACAGCTTTTGAACAGCTTCGTTGAGCAGTTTGCACTTGACCTGCCTAAGTTCATAAATCAGTCAAGCAAGGAAAAAGCTTCAACTTTGCTGAAAATAATCGGCGTGGGCGATACGCTCTATCAGCTTGAACATAAGGAACATTCTCTCTATGACCAGCGTACCGCTATCGGCAGAATAGCTGACCAGAAGTCTAAGTTTGCAAAGGAAATGCCTGTGTACGCAAACGTTCCTGCCGAGCCTGTTTCGGCTTCGGAGCTTATCAGACAGCAGCAGGATATACTTGCTCGCAACGGCGAAAATCAGCGTAAGCGTGACCAGAAAGAATACTACGAAAAGCAGTTGGAGATTGCTAAGTCCGCCTATGAACGTGCAAAAGCAAGCTATGAAGCGGCAGCGAACAACTTCAAGCTTGCAAGCCTTGACGCACAAGACCTTGTGGACGAAAGCACAGCGGAGCTTGAAAAGAATATCTCAGATATCGAGGAGCTGAACAAGAAGATAAGAGCAAACCTCGACAGGGAGAAAGCTGAGATAGACGCTGAGGACTACCGTTCACAGTATACATATCTCACTGAGCAGATAGAGGACGTAAGGCAGGCTAAAACTGACCTGCTGGGCAGTGCCGACCTGCCTCTTGAAGGACTTTCCGTTGAGGACGGAGAGCTGTTGTATAACGGGCATAAGTGGGACAGTATAAGCGGTGCTGAACAGCTTATCGTCGCTACCTCTATCGTAAGAAAACTCAATCCTGACTGCGGTTTTGTCCTGCTGGACAAGCTTGAACAAATGGATACCGACACCCTTGAAGACTTCGGCAAGTGGCTTGAAGCACAGGGCTTGCAGGCGATAGCCACAAGAGTTTCCACAGGTGACGAGTGCAGTATCATTATTGAGGACGGCAGGTCAATGGACAATGATAAGGAAGAAAACACAGAAACGAAAACTTGGAAAGCAGGTGCATTTTAATGTATGAGATAACATCAGGAGTTGTAAGCTCCGCACAGAAAGTCGTGATATATGGTCCTGAGGGCATAGGCAAATCCACTTTGGCGGCTCAGTTCCCCGACCCTGTATTTATTGATACTGAGGGCAGTACGAAGAAGCTGAACATCAGACGTTTCCCTAAGCCGTCAAGCTGGGAAATGCTCAAAAACGAGGTAAAGGAAGCTATGAACGGCAGGCTCTGCAAGACCCTTGTCATTGATACATTTGATTGGGCTGAACAGCTTTGCATTGAAACGATCTGCTCGGCACATCAGAAGAAAGGCATTGAAGATTTCGGCTACGGCAACGGCTATGTTTACGAAAAAGAGGAGATAGGCAAGTTTCTTAATCTCTTGCAGGAGGTAGTTGACAGCGGTATCAACGTTGTGCTTACGGCTCACGCTCAGATGAGAAAGTTTGAACAGCCTGACGAGCTGGGCGCTTATGACCGCTGGGAACTGAAACTCGGCAAAAAAACGTCTTCTCAGATATCGCCTCTTGTGAAAGAATGGGCAGATATGGTGCTGTTTGCAAACTACAAAACATATGCAGTAGCTGTGGATAAGGACGGCAAGAAGTTCAAGGCTCAGGGCGGTGACCGTGTAATGTACACCACACATCACCCTTGCTGGGACGCTAAAAATCGTGACGGACTTCCGTCTGAAATGCCTTTTGAGTATAGTGGTATAGCTCACCTGTTTGCGTATACACAGCCTGCTGAAATGCCTAAGCCTGTGCCTGCACCGACAGTTCAGACAGCACAGCCTACGCAGACCGCACAGACTGCCACACAAAAATCGGACGAGCCTCTTACAGATCTCAGCGGCTTTGAGGACGTTGCACCACCTATCGTTATCCCTGAGGGCATACCGAAAGCACTTGCAGACCTTATGAGAGCCAACAACGTAAGCGAATCGGATATACGTCTTGTGGTATCTCAGAGAAACTATTTTCCTTATGATACCCCTATTACAAACTATCCTGACGACTTTGTGCAGGGCTGTCTGATAGGTGCTTGGGAGCAAATGCTGCCGCTTATCAGAGAAAATCAGAAAGTACCATTTTAAAGGGAGGACAACACTATGGATAATTTTATGGAATACGGCTGGGAAGATGAGATAGTCAACGAGGGTGGGGACTTTGTTCTGCTCCCTGAGGGGGACTATGACTTCACCGTTGCAAAGTATGAACGTGCAAGACACGAGGGGTCGGCAAAAGTGCCGCCCTGCAATATGGCAAAGGTCACATTCACCATATGGGGAGCTGAGGACAGCGTGGAGATAACAGAGAACTTCTTCCTCTGCAACAAGTTTGAGTGGAAGCTCTCAGCACTTTTCTTGGCACTGGGACTTAAAAAGCACGGTGAACCGCTGAAAATGAACTGGAACGCTATCACAGGCAAAAAGGGCAAGTGTCACGTCTACGTTGACAACTACAAGAACAAGGACGGTGAGGATAGGCAGTCCAACAAGATAAAGAAGCTCTATGCCTATGACGAGAATGTGACTACCGTTCAGCCTGCTCAGATGCAGACACCACAGTATAGTCAGCCTGCTCAGACAGGCGGCTGGAAAGCCGGTGCATTCTGATGATGAATTTAAGACCATATCAAAACGAGGCTAAGCTTGCTATACTCGAACAATGGTCTGAGGGAATAAACAAGGTCCTTGCAGTTCTGCCGACAGGAACGGGAAAGACAATACTTTTCTCGGCTGTTACGGAAGAATGTGTGCGGCAGGGTAAGCGTGTGCTTATCCTAGCCCACAGGGGCGAGTTGCTTGACCAGGCGGCAGACAAGCTTATGAAGTCAACAGGGCTTGGCTGTGCCACCGAGAAAGCAGAGCAAAGCTGTTTAGGCTCTTGGTATCGTGTAGTAGTAGGCTCAGTTCAGACCCTTATGCGTGAGAAAAGGCTCAAAGGCTTTTCGGAAAATTACTTTGATACCATAATAATTGACGAGGCTCATCACGCTATCTCAGACGGCTATCAGAGAGTGCTTGACCATTTTCCTGAAGCTCAGGTACTCGGGGTGACGGCTACACCTGACAGGGGCGATATGAAGAACTTAGGCTCGGTGTTTGACAGCCTTGCATATGAATACACCCTGCCGCAGGCTATCAAAGAGGGCTATCTTTCACCTATCAAGGCTATCACCATACCGCTGAAACTTGACCTTTCAGGAGTATCAACTCAGGCAGGAGATTTCAAGGCAAGTGATATCGACACGGCACTTGACCCTTATCTTTATCAGATAGCTGATGAAATGCTCAAATACTGTAAGAAACGCAAGACAGTTGTGTTCCTGCCGCTTGTCAAGACCTCTCAGAAGTTCCGTGATATCCTTATCAGCAAAGGGTTCAACGCCGCTGAGGTCAACGGAGAAAGCACAAACAGAGCGGAGATATTAGAAGCTTTCGACAAGGGCGAATACAACGTGCTGTGCAACTCAATGCTCCTCACAGAGGGGTGGGACTGCCCGTCAGTTGACTGCGTTATCGTGCTAAGACCAACAAAAGTGCGTGGACTTTACTGTCAAATGGTAGGCAGAGGCACAAGACTTTGCGAGGGAAAGACAGAACTTTTACTGCTTGACTTTCTGTGGCACACAGAACGCCACGAGCTTTGCAGACCTGCACACCTTATCTGTCAGAATGAAGAGGTCGCTGAGAAAATGACCGAAAATCTTGCCAATGAGGCAGGCTGTGCAGTGGATATCGAAGAGGCAGAAAAACAGGCAAGCGAGGACGTTGTGGCACAGCGTGAAGAGTCTTTGGCAAAGCAGCTCAAAGAAATGAAAACACGCAAGCGAAAGCTCGTTGACCCATTGCAGTATGAAATGTCAATACAGGCTGAGGACTTGTCCTCTTACGTTCCTGCTTTTGGCTGGGAGTGTGCTCCTGCTACCGACAAGCAGAAAGCAAAGCTTGAAAAGCTGGGCATTTTCCCTGACGATATAGACAACGCAGGCAAGGCAAAGCTTATCCTTGACCGACTTGAAAAGCGCCGCAATGCAGGACTTACCACGCCTAAGCAGATAAGGCTGCTGGAAAGCAAGGGTTTTGAACACGTTGGCTCTTGGAGCTTTGACAGTGCAAGCAAGATGATAGCTCGTATTTCTGCCAATGGTTGGAGAGTGCCGAGAGATATTGACCCGAAAAAATACACACCTGAGAACTAAGGAGAAGTGAATGGATAACACAAGTTTGATTAAAATGCTTGAATACATAGACCCTGCAAGCTGTGATTATCAGGAATGGGTCAATGTGGGAATGGCTCTCAAGCACGAGGGCTATTCCGTGAACGATTGGGACAGTTGGTCGAGGTCAGACAGCCGTTATCACAGCGGTGAGTGTGAACGCAAGTGGCAAGGCTTTAACGGCAATGCTCAGCCTGTGACCGCAGGAACTATCGTGCAAATGGCAAAGGAAAGAGGATACAGCCCCCATGAGTTTAAGGCATACGATTGGGACGGCGAGATAGTTGCAGAAGAAAGCAGTCCCCTTGTAAACGGCGGTGAGGGCATACCGATCACCGAGCCTGCCCAATGGGATCCTGTCAAGGAGATAGTCACATATCTTGAAACACTCTTTGAAGCAGGAGAGAACGTGGGCTATGTTACGCAAACGTGGAAAACAGAAAAGGACGGCAAGACCAAGTATCTGCCCACAAAGGGCTGCTGTGACAGGACGGCAGGGGAGCTTATCAAGAGGCTTGGCGAATGTAACGGCGACATTGGTGCGGTGTTTGGCGACTACAAGGAAGAAGCCGGAGCATGGATCCGCTTCAATCCTCTTGACGGCAAGGGCGTAAAGAACGAGAATGTAACAGACTACCGCTATGCTCTTGTTGAAAGCGACAGTATGCCTATAGAACAGCAGAACGCTGTGATGAGAGAGCTTGAACTTCCTATCGCTGTGCTTGTATACAGCGGTGGAAAGAGCGTTCACGCTATCGTCAAGATAGACGCTCCCAACTATGATGAATACCGCAGGCGTGTTGATTTTCTTTACAAGGTCTGCAAGGAAAGCGGTCTTGACATAGACAAGCAAAACCGCAATCCCTCACGTCTTAGCCGTATGCCAGGCATAATGAGAAACGGCAAGAAACAGTTCATCATTGACAAGAACATAGGCAAAGAAAGCTTTTCAGAATGGAAAGATTACATAGAGAGTATCAATGATGATCTCCCCGACCCTGAGAGCCTGAGTGCTGAGTGGGATAACCTGCCTGAGCTTGCACCACCACTTATTGACGGTGTTCTCAGACAGGGTCACAAAATGCTCATTGCAGGTCCGTCAAAGGCAGGCAAGTCTTATGCTCTTATCGAGATGTGCGTGGCGATAGCTGAGGGTGTCAAGTGGTTTGGCTGGCAATGCACCAAAGGAAAGATACTATACGTCAACCTAGAGCTTGACAGAGCATCTTGTCTGCACCGCTTCAAGGACGTGTACACCGCAATGCACCTAGAGCCTGATAACCTCAACAGCATAGACATATGGAACCTGCGAGGTCACAGCGTACCAATGGATAAGCTTGCACCAAAGCTTATACGCCGAGCAAGCAAGAAGAATTACATTGCTGTAATAATAGACCCTATCTACAAGGTCATAACAGGCGACGAGAACTCAGCAGACCAAATGGCGCACTTTTGCAATCAGTTTGACAAGGTATGCACAGAGCTTGGCTGTGCGGTCATATACTGCCACCACCACTCAAAGGGAGCGCAGGGCGGAAAGCGTTCAATGGACAGAGCCAGCGGTTCAGGAGTATTCGCCCGTGACCCTGACGCACTTCTTGACCTTTCAGAGCTTGACATTTCAGACAGCCTTTACAAACAGCAGGAGGACGAAACTGTTTGCCGTATCTGTGAGGACTGGATGAGGAGATTTTACAGAAATACTGATGACCTTTGTTCACAGGACGATCTTGTTACGCCGTCAAAAATGCTGGAGATAACCCACAAGTATCTGCACCCGAACTCATACAAGCTTATGATGACCGACATAGACAAGGCCAAGCTTGCGGTAAGAAACCGCACGGCATGGCGCATAGAGGGTACTCTGAGAGAGTTCCCGAAATTTGCTCCCCTCAATATGTGGTTTGATTATCCTGTTCACAGAGAGGATACTGTGGGCGTGCTTAAAGACTGCGAGGTAGAGGACATCACACCGAATTGGAAAAAGAATTTCAGCAAGAAGAAGACCAATGAAGACCGCAGCAAGGAGCGCAAGGAGAGCATTGAAACAGCTTTCAGCGGTGTGCAGGAGAACGGCAAGTGCCGCATTTCTGAGCTGGCGGAGTACATAGGAAAGAGCGAAAAGACCGTTGGAAGATACCTCAAAGAGCATGGTGGCTTTTGGATAGAAGAGGGAGAATGCGGCTTAAAAGCTCAGTAGACAGACAAGACAAAATCGAATTTTTGAACTTTAGACAGACAGGAAAAAATCGAAAAAGTGTCAGGACAAAATCGAACTTTTTTCTTGTCGGACAATATCGAAAATTACCGAGTTTGTCGGACGGACAGACAAATCTATTATTATAAACAATACTTTTTGTCGGGGGCTTGAAACTGCCCCGACGAAAAAGTAATCAGAATAATGACGTACGAGAGGAGCACACGCAGATGAAAGCAACAAGAAGTAAGGCAAGGCAAGACGTTGTTAATGCAGCTAAGAAAATGCCACCGCTTTTTCATAAGCTGCCTAATGAAGATTTCGACTATCGAAAATCACGCACGCTTTGGTGGCTCGTGAAACAGCCGCAGGTACTCAAATACATTTGGGATATGGTCAAACAGTCGGGAGCATTGGTGTATGATGACAAGTCACACAAGTGGCACGGAGTAGATTTCAAATGCGAGGAGGAAGATGATGACTGAATTTTTTATGGCAATGATACCGCCGACGGCTACGGCACAGGAACATAAGGTGGCAGTGAGAAACGGCAAGCCGATATTTTATGACCCACCCGAAGTAAAGGCGGCAAAAGAAAAGCTAATAGCAAATCTTTCTAAGTATAGCCTTAACACTCCATACCGTGAGGGCGTACGGCTGATAACAAAGTGGCTGTTTCCTAATGACGGCAAGCACAAGGACGGAGAGTACAAGATCAGCAAGCCCGACACAGACAACCTGCAGAAGATGTTCAAGGACTGTATGACACTATGCGGCTTTTGGACTGACGACCAGCTTGTGGCGAGTGAGATATGCGAGAAGTTTTGGGCGGACATACCTGGCATTTATGTGAGGATAGAGGAGCTATGACGATACACGAAGTAAAGAAGAGTCTCGGACGCAGGGTGAGCTACAACGGTTCTGATTGCTACGAACTGACAGGGTGCATTATCCGCAAGAGCAGTAAGACAGGTCAGTTCTTCTATCAGGCAGAGATCGCTGACAAGACTTGCGGCAATACGTTGGTGTATTGCAGGCTGGAAGAGTTGAGGTGTGAGAATGAAACACACTGACCACACCCTCTGCTGGCACTGCCACCACGCAGTACCGACAAAGGACAAGATAACAGGAGAATACCTCACAGGCTGTGCATGGTCCATAGACCGCAGACCTGTTGAGGGTTGGAGGACGTGTCAGCACAGAATGTACGAGGCTCAAAAGGGCGGTATGATACATTCGTATACTGTGACGGAATGCCCGAGATTTGAGGAGGGATAAAAGTGAAAAGCTATGAGGAGCGTACCAAAGACAATGAACAGAAGATAGCAGCTTTCCAAACTAAGCAGAAAATGCCGTATGAGTTCAAAGTCAAATACGCTGAGGTCAGAGTAAGGGAGTTCATTCGTGAGTGTGACAAAAGAAATCTGAACACGCACATATCGGTAGGCGGACTTGACAGCATAACGCTTTTGAAATTTATACATGATTACTGTGGTTTCAGTTATGTTCCAGGTGTATCGGTATCTAGTCTTGAAGACAAATCTATTCAGCAGATACACGAGCAACTTGGTGTGATAAAGTTAAGCCCATACAAGTCAAAAATAGATATCATACGGGAATATGGTTTTCCTGTACTATCAAAAGAAACAGCCGCAAAAATAGAACTGCTTGCACACCCTACGGACAAGAACAAGACAGTTCGTCACGCTATCATAACGGGTGAAACGGGAGAGTATGGCGGTTTTCGCAAACATACAAGAATGCAGCTTTCTCAGCGCTGGCTTGAACTGTTTGGCGGTTACGAAAATGAAAACGAGGGCGTTGACTACAAGATACCGCCGTTTAAGGTATCATCACAATGCTGTTTCTGGATGAAAGAAAAGCCGTGTGATGATTGGGCAAAGCAACACAAGAGCGTGCCGTTCTTAGGACTTATGGCAAGTGAGGGTGGCAGACGTGAAAAATCGCTAATGCTTAACGGCTGCAATTACTTTGGCAAAAGCACGATACGTTCAGCACCATTTGCCATATTTACAAGGCAGGACTTGCTACAACTTGCACTTGACCTGAATGTGCCTGTGCCTACAATCTATGGCGAGATAAAACGTGACTTTGACGGAAAGCTTTGCACAACAAAAGCTCAGCGTACAGGCTGTTCAATGTGCGGTTTCGGTATACATATGGAACAGCGTCCTCACCGATTTGACAGGCTTCGTGAAAGAAATGAAAAAGAGTGGGATTTCTGGATGAACAAGTGTTGTGAAGATGCTGACGGCACAAAGTACGGCTGGGGAAGAGTTCTTGACTATATCGGCGTTGAATGGCGTGACAGAGTATTTGATATGAAAAATAACCAGCTTAGTTTGTTGGATATCGAGGAGGCAAAAGAATGAAAACACATGATCTGAAACTTAACACAGAATTTTGTGACGCTGTTCTGAGCGGTGAGAAAACTTTCGAGGTCAGGAAGAATGACAGAGGTTTTCAGACAGGAGATCTGATAAGATTTATACCGACTGACGGAACGTCTTATCACAGCTCAGACGGCACAATAAGAGAACACGCACAACATGAGATATCAGGGCATACATACAAGATAATATATATCCTCAACGGCTGGGGAATAAAGAATGGGTATGTTGTGTTGGGAATAAGAGAGGAGAGAGCCTATGGAAAGAAACGACCCTATGACCATGTCACGCCTGAAAGCCTACCGCAGGAACGCCTCAGCCATTGAGGACATCAAGGCAGAGCTTTCAGGCAAGTACGTTGCCGACAGTATCAGCGTATGCACGCCGCCGTCCTATACACCACACAGCACACGCATAGACGGCTTTCTGCCAAGTGGCGATACACTTTCACTGCTGTGCGAACAGGCACGACTTGAAGCCGAGCAGAGGGCTATTGAGGAGTTTATCAAGGGGATAGAGGACTATCAGACACGGCGAATGTTCGTGCTGAAATTCATCAAGGGTAAGACGTACTTGCAGATAGCTATGCAGGTTAGTGGTGGAAGAATGTCAGAGAGCGGAGTGCGAATGAAAATCCAAAGATATTTGCAAGAAAAGTGAAAATTGTGCGGTTTGTGCGTTTTAGGTGTGTTATAATTTAAACTGAGGAAAGTGTAGATGTACCTCAGACTTGTACTTTCATTGAAGTCACCTCCAATTTTTTTAAGCCCCGTAAGGGGCTTATGCAGAACGTGAGTGCATGAGCTTACGTTCTGTTCCATACGGTCAGTTGGTTGCCCGTAAAAGCCAACACATAATATTTGAACCGCCGCCAAGCTTTCGGGCTTCGGGCGGTGTATGCAGGTCGAGAGCGAGCCACCGCTCAGATCTGCTCCACCATTTACAAAACTCCTTAAATTATTTTCACAAGAGGCACTCCTATGGGGTGCCTTTTGCGTTGCACGGAGGTATACAATGCCAGTACCAAGACCAGATCGAAACGGTTCACACCAACAGCAGTTCCGCATCAACAAGAAGAAGATATACGCTACACAAACAGTCTGCGGTATCTGTGGAAAACCTGTTGATTTTTCCTTGAAGTATCCACACCCACTGTCAGCTTGCATAGATCATATCATACCCATAGCAAAAGGCGGTCACCCCTCAGCCCTTGAAAACCTACAGCTTGCTCATTGGTGTTGCAATCGTCAGAAATCTGATAAATTGGTAGAAAAACAGGTGTTTGACCAAAAGGTAGAAGCCGTATCCAACCGTGTTTTACCGCAAACTTTTGATTGGAAGTCGATTTAAGCACGAATTTTCACGAAATTTCCAATTTTTTTGAGCATATGGGGGCATACCACCCCCTTTGAGGGCGTTTTTCACGTTCACGCCTTCATTGTGTAAATATCTCGCAGAATTTTAAACAGGAGCAAAAATATGACAAACGAAATATACGGAATTGACTATCTGCGACGCAGACTTGCCGATAAACAAACACGAGTGCTATTGAGATATAAGTACTACGAAATGAAAAATAACGCACAGGACTTTTCGAGCCTTGCTCCCGAAAAATTCAAGGGGCTAAAGGAAACTGTCGGTTGGTGTGCGAAAGCAGTCGATAGCCTTGCTGACCGCTTGCAGTTCGATGAATTTCAAAATGATGAATTTGATCTGAGCGAAATATTCTTGTCAAACAATCAGGATATACTCATTGACTCTGCGGTGCTTTCGGCTCTTATCTCAGCCTGTTCTTTCGTCTATATCCGAGAAGATAACGGCTATCCTCGCCTGCAGGTAATTGACGGCTCAAATGCCACCGGTATCATTGACCCTGTGACAAATCTGCTTACCGAGGGCTATGCAGTGCTTGAGCGTGACAGCATGGGTGTTGTAAAGACAGAGGCTTATTTCATGGCAGGCATGACGGAAATATACTCCCATGGTGTGCTTGTTCAGCGTATACCAAACGCTGCACCATATGCACTGCTCGTGCCGATAATATATCGTCCTGACGCAAAGCGTCCGTTCGGTCACAGCCGTATTTCAAGAGCCTGCATAGCCTATACGCAGACAGCTCTCAGAACTATAAAACGCTCTGAGGTGTCGGCTGAATTTTACAGCTTTCCTCAAAAATATGTGCTTGGATTATCTGAGGACGCAGAGTTCAATAACCGCCTTGCTACGATATCCTCTTTTCTGAATTTCACGAAAGACGGCGACGGCGATCACCCCATTGTAGGACAGTTTCAACAGCAATCAATGACGCCATATACTGAACAGCTGAGAACACTTGCAAGCCTGTTCGCAGGAGAAACAGGACTGACCCTTGATGACTTGGGCTTTGCCACCGAAAACCCCTCCAGCGCAGAGGCTATCAAGGCAGGTCATGAAAACCTACGATTAACGGCACGCAAGGCACAGAGGACGTTCGGAACAGGTCTGCTCAATGTGGGCTATCTTGCCGTTTGTATCCGTGACAGATACGCATATCAAAGAGATGCGTTCAGAGATACAAAAGTCGCATGGCTGCCTATCTTCGAGCCTGACGCTGCGGCACTCTCGGGTGTGGGCGACGCTATCTTGAAGATAAACCAGGCTGTGCCTGACTATCTTGGTGCAAGAAACATAAAGGCTCTCACAGGTATGGAGAGTGACGGCAAATGAGCGCACTTTCAGACAAAATAAAAAGCGACCTTGTCAAGCTTTCAAAAAGCGACAAACATTTGCAGAGCATTATAAAAAGGCTTGAAAGCGGTAAAGCAAACCTCACTGATGTTGATGACTTCGCACAGGCAACAGGAACTGTGCTGAAAAAAGTCTTTGAAAAAAGCATAACCGAAAGTCCAAAGGCTTTTACAGATGAACAGCTTATTGCTGAGATACTCGGTGATATATTCGGTGATAACTACGATCTTATAAACTCTGTGGCTGAAAATATCCAAAAGCAGCTTGATAAGGTGGCAGGCATAGGCATAAAGCCACAAAGAGCAGATTTCCCCTCTGAGAGGATAGAAAATCTTGCAAAAGTGACGGCTCAAAAGGACCTTACCGACAAGACGTCGCTCAGCGAGTTCACTGCGTCAGTTGAGAACATAAACGGCTCGATTTTTACCGATTATGTCAAAACAAATGCTGATTTTCGCAGTAAAGCAGGACTTAGGGTGTACGTTATCCGCTCAGACCACAGCAAATGCTGTGCGTGGTGTTCAAAGCTTGCAGGAAAGTACGTCTATCCTGATGTTCCAAAGGACGTGTGGCGGCGGCATAAGCGCTGCACCTGTGAGATAACCTACGTCAATGAAAAGGCAGGCACATATGATCAAATAAGCTATTCAGACGTTCAAAACGGCAAAGAGATCGAAACACGCAAGCAGGTCACAAGGCTCACACCTGAGCAGGCGAGAGCTAAGGAAAAAGAAGTGCTTAGCAGGATTGACAAATCGAAAAAAAGTGGTATAATGAAATCAGGAAGAAACCTTGAACGAAAAGAGCAAAACATAGGTGCGTTCTCAACGTTGACAGTGCCAATGCAGAAAAGAGAAATTCTGAACATATGTAGAAAATATTCTATTGATACTAGCGGAATAACCTTTAAGATTCAGCGTTCTGAAAAACTCCTTGCACTTCCTTTTTATGGCTCAACAGACTATAATAACATAGGAAGAATAGACTTGTTCCCAAGTGCATTTTCTTCTGAAGAGGAATTAGTAAAAACCATATTGCATGAAAAGTGCCACGTTTTACAGCTAAAGAAACATGGCAAAGCATATGCTCAGCAAAACTTAGATTTAATGGAAAAACAAGCTTATAGGTTTGAACGATTATTTTATAGCTTGGTTACAAAGAGGTGATAGTATGAAATGGCTTGACAATCTAGCGAGTATAAAGCAGCTCCATAAGGCAGGCAAATGCCCATATTGCGGACAAGAAAATACAGATTACAGATTGCTTGAAATAAGCAGTGGTAAAGGATATGGAGATGTTTGGTGCAATGACTGTAAAAAAGCTTTTCATATTTCTCGTATAGAAGTATCAGAGACAGACATTCGAGAAAAGCAGTTACCTCCTGAACTCAAATATTAGTTAATAACCGCTCCGCTACGGCGAGGCGGTATTTTTATACCCAAAATCAGAAAGGACGGATATTATGAAGCTTAAAGACACAGCAAAACTTATGGAGAGCGGCGATTACAAGGACAGATTTAAAGCAGAATATTATCAGCTAAAGATAAGATTGAATGGTCTCTCTGAAATGCTGAAAAAGTATAAGGCAGGCACATTGCCTTTTAAACCGACTTGTGAATATGAAACGTTGTATAAACAGTATGTTCATATGGCAGATTATAAGTTGGATTTGGAGCTAAGAGCAGTGCTTGAAGGCATTGAGCTGTAATCAAACATCGGAACTAAGCACCTTAACGGGTGCTTTTTTTTAGTACCCGAAAAAGGAGGTAATCCACTATTGAGGATAAGAGAGTCGGCAGGCAGACCCCCACCACAGCCCTTGTCCTGCCTTATGAGCAGACTAAGGGCAACGAGGCTGTAGAGTTATATAACAGCACAGGCAGGACTGCTCAGGAATGGCAGGAAATACAGCTCTACGACATCATGGCTATTAATGACGAAGGCTTGTGGACACATATGAAATACGGCTACAGCGTGCCAAGACGTAACGGAAAATCTGAAATACTTATAATGCGTGCTCTCTGGGGACTTATCCACGGAGAGCGTGTTCTTTATACGGCACACAGAACGACCACCTCTCACAACGCATGGGAAAAGGTCATTGAACGTCTTGCAAAGGCAGGATATACCGAAAAAGAGGACTTCAAGACCACAAAACAGTTTGGCCTTGAACGTATCGAGTGGCTCAAAGATAATGACGGAGGTCTTATCAACTTCCGTACACGTTCATCAAAAGGCGGACTTGGTGAGGGCTATGACCTGCTCGTTATAGACGAGGCTCAGGAGTACACGGCTGACCAAGAAAGTGCATTGAAATACGTTGTTACCGATTCTGCAAACCCTCAGACACTGATGTGCGGTACTCCTCCCACTGCGGTATCATCTGGAACTGTGTTCTATCAGTATCGCCGTGACACTCTGAGCGGAACTAATGTTGATAGTGGCTGGGCAGAGTGGAGCATACCTGAAATGGCTGACGCACATGACCCTGAACTTTGGTATGAAACAAATCCCTCACTCGGCACGATATTAACCGAGCGTAAGATACGTTCAGAGCTTGGCAAAGACCAGACAGACGATAATATCCAGCGTTTAGGACTGTGGTTAAGATACAATCAGAAGTCTGCCATAAGCCGGGAGGAATGGCATAACTATCAGATCGATACAGCACCAAAGCTTTCAGGCACGCCTGAACTGTTCTTCGGCGTTAAGTATGCAAGATATACGGCAAATGTTTCTCTTGCAGTTGCCGTTAAAACTTCTGACGGCAAAATATTCGTTGAAGCTATTGACTGCCGCCCTGTGCGAGAGGGGAACGGCTGGATGATCTCATATCTCAGAAATCCTCACGCAAGGCAAGTGACCATAGACGGTGCAAACGGACAGGCTGTGCTTGAAAGTGATATGAAAGACGCAGGAGTTAAGTGTAAGGCTGTGCTGCCAAAGGTTGCTGAGGTGGTGCAGGCGGCAGCTCAGTTTGAGCAAAATCTGTTTGCCGATAAGATATGCCACGCAGATCAACCAGCACTTGAGCAGGCTGTTTCAAACTGTGAACACAGAGCCATAGGCTCAGGCGGAGGTTTCGGTTACAGCTCTATTATGGAGGGTGCTGACATTTCGCTGTTAGAGTCGGTGGTGCTTGCACATTGGAGCTGTGCGAACGCTAAAGAAAAGAAAAAGCAAAAGATAAGCTACTGATATTTGAAAGGAATGATATTATGGCAGAAGAATTTGAGCCTGTCACAACGCAGGAACAGCTTGACAAGATAGTAAATGCCAAGCTGGAGGAAAACACAAACGCTGTCACAAAGCAGTTTGAGGGATATGTTTCCCCTGCTGATATGGCAGAAAAGGTCAAGGGCTATGAAACCACTATAGCAGACCTTACGGCAAAGGGCAAGGCGGCTGAACAGAGCCTTTTCAGGGTGAGAGCCGCACAGGAGTACGGACTTCCTGCGGAGCTTTCTGACAGGCTCAGCGGTGAGGACGAGAAGTCTATAAGAGCCGATGCAGAAAAGATGTCAAAATACTTTAAGACATCACACAATGCCCCTGATTTCAGAGCAGAGGGCGACCCAAGCAAAAACAGTGCGGAAAACGCACTTAGAAAAACACTTGAAAAGCTGAAAGGAGAATAATCATGGCAGAAACAATTAAGAGAGGCACACTTCTTGAGCCTGAAACAGTAACAAGCATTTTTTCAACAGTAAAGGGTCATTCCACCCTTGCAAAGCTCAGCAGAAGAGATCCTGTGTCCTTTAACGGCAACGACTATTTCGTTTTCTCTATGGACGATGAGGCGGACGTTATCGGTGAAAGCGAGGCTAAATCCGCAGGCAGTGCTAAGCTCGGCAAGGTAACAATGCGTCCGCTCAAGATCGAATACGGCGCACGCTTCAGTGACGAGTTCATCTATGGAACAGACGAGAAAAAGCTTGAGGTCATGAAAGCATTTGCAGAGGGTGCAGCGATCAAGTTTGCTCGTGCTATCGACATTCTTGGCTTTCACGGAATCAATCCAAGAAAGAAAACTGTTGTCGCTGCTTTGGATAATAACTATATCGACAAGGCGGTAGCTGACAATAGTGCAAAGGTCGATTTTGACAGCACAGACCCTGAGGGCAATCTAGAAGACGCTATTGCTCTGCTTGGCGACTACGAGGCAACAGGCTTTGCACTTTCAAAGGACTTTGCCTCTGCACTTGCAAAGCTCAAGGTCAACGGTGTAAAGCAGTATCCTGAGTTTGGCCTTGGTGCAAATCCAGGCAATCTCAACGGCACAGCTTGTGACGTCAACTCCACTGTAAACTTCAATAAGGGTACAGACAGAGCTATCGTCGGCGACTTTGCGAGAGCCTTTAAGTGGGGCTATGCTAAGGAACTTCCTTTGGAGGTCATTCCTTATGGCGACCCTGATAACTCAGGCAGAGATCTGAAAGGACACAATGAGGTGTATCTCAGAACAGAGGCTTATATCGGCTTTGCTATCCTTGACCCTAAGGCATTTGCAGCCGTTCAGGCCGTTCAGGCAACAGAATGAGCAGCGTTTATGCCACTATCGACGACATAGCAGTATACGGACGAAAGCTTACATCACAGGAGCAGCAGGCGGCGGATAGTCTTATCGAGACCGCCTGCGCAAAGCTCCGTGTTATAGGCAAGCGTTATGGCGTTGATGTCAATACCCTTGTGACGAGTGATGAAGACTATGCGTTGACAGTAAAGGCGATAATCTCAAAGGCTGTTGTGAGAAGTCTTGACTGTTCGGCTGATAATGCACCACCTGCTGTGCAGGCGTCTCAGGCAGCTATGGGCTATTCGGTGTCAATGACTTATCTCAATTCAGGACAATCTTTATATTTTCTCAAAAACGAATTGAAAGAGCTTGGTATCATTCGTCAGAGGTGGGGAGCTATGGAGGTATATGACTATGAGAACAATGATAAAGGGAATTTCGGTGAAGCTTAAAGTGCAGACGCAGACAGGTGTTGACGGCTTTGGCAGACCAACTTATGAGGATAGTTGGGAGCTTGTTGACAACGTTCTTGTAGGCGAGCCGTCGTCTGATGATGTTATAAGCGAGCTTAACTTATCGGGCAAACGCATAGCTTATGTGCTTGCTATACCGAAAGGCGACACTCACACCTGGGAGAACACAGAAGTTGAGTTCTGGGGAATGACGTTCAAAACTGTTGGTATCCATACGCAGGGCATTGAAGAAAATCTGCCGCTCAGCTGGAACAAGAAAGTCAAGGTGGAACGCTATGGATAAGGTAAAGATAGTTCTTGACCGAAAGGGCGTAATGCAAATGCTAAAGTCTAAAGAGGCGGAGAACATCTGCCGTGAGTTTGCAGACAAGGCTGCCAAACGTTTAGGTGACGGCTATGAAGTATCCACCTATGCAGGCAAAAAGCGTGTGAATGCAAGTATAAAGGCTGTGACCTATAAGGCAAGAAAGGAAACAAAGCAGAACAATGCTATCTTAAAGGCGGTGCTGAGCAAATGATAGAGGAGATAATTCTGAACTATCTCAGCGAAGCCTTAGACGTTCCTGTTCTTACGGAAGAAGCCCTAGCAACTACGGAAACCTTTGTGTTGCTTGAAAAGATAGGCTCGTCTGAAAGCAATGGGATATCATCAGCAACATTTGCAGTGCAGTCATACGGCGGCAGCCTTTACGAGGCGGCAAGGCTCAATCACACCGTCAAGGCAGCTATGCGTGACACTGTGATACTTGATGATGTCATATCCTGCAAGCTGAACAGCGACTACAACTACACCGATGAGGAAACAAAACGATACCGCTATCAAGCAGTATTCGACATACGATATTATGAAAAGGAGAGATAACAATGTCAAACACCAACAATGCAAACAACGTTACCGCAGGCAAGCCTAAGATAGGCGGTGCGGTATATCGTGCACCTAAAGGCACAACGCTGCCGACAGACGCAACATCGGCTCTTGCAGCGGAGTTCAAGTGCCTTGGCTATTGCTCAGAGGACGGACTTTCAAACGGCAATGACCGCTCAAACAGCAACGTAGCAGCCTGGGGCGGAGATGTAGTGCTCAATATGACCAACGCAGGCAGCGACACATTCACGCTGACGCTCATCGAAACGCTCAACGAGGAAGTGCTCAAAACGGTCTACGGCTCTGATAACGTCACAACTGCACTTGAGGGCAAGGATATAACAGTTGCCGTGAACGGCGGCTCTGACGAAGAGAGCGTGTATGTTTTCGAGCTTATCCTCAAGGACGGAGCTTTAAAGCGTATCGTAGTCCCTTGTGCCTCTGTAACGGCTCTGGGCGAGATCAAGTATATAGACACTGACGCAGTGGGCTATAACATCACGCTGACAGCCGTCAACGACAGCAAGGGCAACTCACACTATGAGTACATTCACCTGAAATCTGAGTAACAGGAGGAAGATCATATGCTTAAAGGTATCACAAAAAGCGGTTTTGACTATGAGATAGAGGATAAGGCTCTTGACAACTGGGAGCTGCTTGAATCACTTGTGGCGATAGATGAGGGCGACACTGCCGCTGTCATCAAGGTGGCAAGACAGCTCCTTTCCAAGGCACAGCTCGACAGCCTCAAAGAGCATTGCAGAGATATAGACACAGGAATAGTGTCAAGAAACAAGATGCTTGCAGAGATCGCCGATATACTGAAAGGCGAAGGCTCAGAGGGCGACAAAACAAAAAACGCCTGAGGGCTGTCTGCGGACTTGCCCATATGATATGCCGTGATGAGATGTCGCTTGCCTGCGATCTCGCAGAGGTCTATCACATATACGACTACAAAACGCTGCCGCTTTCCTCAGTGGCGGCGTTTTTTATGGGTCTGCGTCCCGACAGCCGATGCAAGATGCTGCTCTCGGGGGATAAGGTCACTCTTGACACGCTCCTTGCTGCAATGATATATGACAAGCTTGCGTGGCTGCAATGGGCTAAAACGAAAGACGGCGCAAGAGGTGTGAACATACCCGAAACTGTTGTTTCAAAGCTTTTAGGCGACAGTGAGAGCAAGACACGAGGATTTACAAGTATCGAAGAATTTGAAAAAGCAAGGCAAGAACTGATAGGAGGTGAAACGTAATGGCGGAAGGAACTAAGCTTGCGGACGCATATGTGCAGATAATACCTATCTCAGAGGGCATAACAGGCAGAATAAAAGACCTGTTCAAAGACCTGCCCGACGAGGGCGACAAGGCAGGCGACAAAACAGGCAGCTCCTTTGCCTCAAAGCTCAAAAAAGCTGTTGCGGCGGCAGGTGTGGGAGCGGCTATAAGCAAGGTCGTCACCTCTGCATTCACTGAGGGTGCGGCACTTGAACAATCTCTTGGCGGTGTTGAAACGCTCTTTAAAAAGCACGCTGATATCGTCAAGAAGAACGCACAGGATGCCTACAAGACCGCAGGAGTAAGTGCAAACGAGTATATGGAGAACGTCACGAGCTTTTCTGCGTCGTTGCTTTCATCTCTTGGCGGTGACACTCAAAAGGCTGCAAATGTCGCCCACACTGCTATGGTGGATATGTCCGACAATGCCAACAAATTCGGCTCGGATATGCAGTCTATACAAAACGCTTATCAAGGTTTCGCAAAGCAGAACTACACAATGCTTGACAACCTCAAGCTTGGCTACGGTGGAACAAAGTCTGAAATGGAAAGGCTTTTGCAGGACGCTCAGAAGCTCAGCGGAGTTGAATACAACATTGATAATCTGAGTGACGTATACAACGCTATCCACACAATTCAGCAAAACCTTGATATCACAGGCACAACAGCCAAAGAGGCAAGCACCACCTTTTCAGGCTCCTTTGCAAGCATGAAAGCTGCCGCCAAGAACTTTCTTGGTGTGCTTACATCAGGTGGTGATGCTGACAAGGCTTTCAATGACCTAATAGGTTCGACAGAAACATTTTTCGGTAACGTAAAGCGACTTGCAAAGAGCTTTGTATCTCAAACGGCAAAGGTATTTGATTCAGCAGTTGGTCAGCTTTTTGAGAAAATGGGCGTTGACGCAGAAAATATAGAGGGTGTTATAGAGGGTGTTCACAACGCCCTTAAATCCATAACAGCGGCAATTGTGACATTCATTGCGGTGTCAAAGGTGTCTGCGGTCACAAAGTCCTTTGAGGGGCTTACTCTGCAAATGATACAAGGCAAGGCTATGGCAACAGCCATGAATGCCGAAATGGCTATAACTCAAAATCTTGCGGCAGGTATCGCCGCAGGTGTTGCACTCATAGGCAGTGCGATCATAAATCATTTTGCCAATGAGATAGACGTCACAGAAAGCAGTATAGTGAATTTGTCCGAGAGCGTCAAACAGTTTTCGGACAAATGTCTTTCCACCAAAAGTGCCGTTGAAAGTCTTCACGAAGAACTTGCCGACAGCACAGACAGTAATAAAAAGCAGGCTGACTCTTATCGTGCACTCAATGACAGACTCAAAGAGCTGAATGAAACTGAAAATAAAAGTGCTGATGAAAAAGCCGAAATGCAATCCATTATAGATCAGCTCAACGGCGATATAGAGGGCCTTAATCTGACCATAGATGATCAGACAGGCGGCTTGAAAAACAACACAGCCGCAGTAAGCGATATGCTTGACGCTTATGCGGATATGCAGGATACAAAGGACTTGCAGGATAAGCTTGCGGAGGCTCTGAGAAACCAAGCGGCGGCTCAGAGCGAGTATGACGAGGCTTTGGAAAGGTACAAACAGGCTAAGGCTGACGGCTTGACAGGTGATGATTTTGACGCGCTTGCACTGTCCCTCAACACCGCTCACGGTGCACTTACAACAGCAAACAATGACCTTTCCTCTGTAAGACAGTCCATAGAGGAAGCAAACACCGCTCAGAAAGAATTTGCCGACGCTTATGCTCTTACAACAGGCTCGATAGCAGAACTCTCGGAAGAAACGCTGTCGCAGATAAATGACATCTGCGGCAAGTATGCAGACGCATACAAAACCCAGCACGATCTTGTGTTCGGACAGATAGATCTTCTTGACGAGTTCTGTGGAAAGTCAGATGTGACCGCCGAACAGCTTATCGCAAATCTTGACGATAACATAAACGGCTTTACCGACTGGGAAAACAACCTTGCTAAGCTGAAGAAAAAGGTCGCAGACGGCATTATCTCACAGGACTTTTACAATAACCTTGAAGAAATGGGTCCAAAGGGCGCAGGCTACGCAAAGGCGTTTGTTGATATGTCGGACAAGGAGCTTAAACAGTATTCTGCCAAGAGCAAAGGCATTTTTGATGAGATGAACGACTATGTTGACAGAAGTATGAGCAAGATGAAAGATTCTTCTGCAAAGCTCCTTGCAGACCTTGTTGACCTGCCGTCACAAAACTACTACAGTATGCGGACGGCGTATGAAGTACTAGGACAGTACGCCGCAGACGGCTACGCAGACGGCATACAGAGCAGAATGTCATTTGTAAGTGCCACAGTAAATGAAATGGTCATAAGGGGCATAACCGCCGCAAGGCTTGCTCAGGATTCACATTCGCCGTCAAGAGTTTTCCGTACACTTGGCGGATATGTGGGAGAGGGATATGCTCTTGGCGTGGCTGATGAAACGTATCTTGCAGTGCAGGCGTCTGAGAATATGGTAAGATCTGCGATACAAAGTGCAAGCAAGGTAGATAACAGCATTGACGTTTCATCGCTGAGGAAACAGACAGCTACACAAACTGTGCCTGATACGTCAAACATGGGTATGCGGTCGGCTATACTCAACGCCCTTGCAGAGTATGCCTCTGTTGACGGCAAAAGCACTAAACAGCCTATAAATGTCACTGTGGAGATAGACAAGCGAGCTGTTGGCAAGGCTGTGGTAGAAGATATAAACTCGCTGACAAAGCTTAATGGCAAGTCACCGCTTGTATAGGAGGTATGCAATGGAATATCTGAAATTCGGTGATACTGAAATAGCTGTGCCGACAACGTTCACAATAGATAAGAAAAAAATAATGTCCGATAATGCAGGGCTTTCCTCGACCTGCAAATATGTGGGTGACGTAAAGGGGCTACAGACCACGCTTCACATAGAGTGGGCAAATCTTCAACCGCAGGAAGTAGCGATTATAAACGAGTATGTTCTGAATGTGCAGGACGCTGATTTTCCTGTTACCTACCTTGATGAAACGTTCAACATGGTCACGGCACGTTTTAGGGCAGAGGGTACAACATACGAGCAGTGGGGTTGGGATAAGAAAAGACAGCTTTGCAAGGTGCTTTCCCTTGACCTTTATGCTTATTCCGGTACAGGTGAGGTGACATAAATGTACACAGTAAGCGACATTGTATCATCAAAGATAGAGAGCTATTGCAGAACGTGGAGAATGGAGCTTGAAGACACAAACAGCATACTTACAGGCGACAAGATAGTATCTGCAAGCAGTACAGCTCAAAGCACGTCCTTGTCTGACGACATCGAACTAGGTGCCGTGTGTTCGCAATCGTGGAACATGACCATAAGTGACACAGAAACAGCGTTTCTTGGCAAAGAGTATGACACATATCTGTATCTCGTAGACTACGAAACTAGCGGCATACTTGCAGGCGAAAAGATACCAATGGGACATTTCACCTGTGTTAAGTCGAAAAAGTCGGGCGGCAGTGTCCAGCTGACAATGGCGGACAGGCTGTATTTCTCGGACAAACCGTATGTACCTCACA